ATAACTGTGTTCTCAATCCTTACAATATCGCAGTACTCATCGGAGGTTCTCCTTACTCATCAGCACTCGTCAATTTCATTATGTCACCGATTAACTACGTCGATTACTTCGTACGTGCCTGGTTCGGACTTGTTCTGTTCTCAGTTATCGGTACTTTTACGAACATTCTATGGAATCCACGCTACTCGCTGTTGAAATTCCTGTTTATTGTGTTGCCTGCCGTGTGCGCTGAAAGTGAGTCAAAACTTCATGGATCCTTGTTTCCTTGGGTTCATATTGAAGAACATAGTTATCAAATGAAAAATGTCACTACTGAACCTATTTCAGAAGATGTTTCAAGTCACCGCGATCTATTTCTCGTAGTCTTCCTGGTATTCATGCTCATCGCGCTACTCGGTGCTTTATTGTACCTTCATTCGCGTAAGCAAAGAAATATCACAATTCAGCGAAATATAACACGAAATGTTCGTGTTCACTATCACGTGCTCGAATCCTCAGCATATGAAGATTATTTCTCTGGTATTGAAAATTTGCGTCGAAGTCATGACAGGTTTCCATCACCTGTACCTCACTCGCCACAATGGGATTACTATCCAGAAACTGATGCTATCGAAGGTGATGATGATGTCCATATCTATTCACCTCTCAATTCTTCAGAAACTTATCGAAATATCCCCTCCTCGACCCGTAACTCACTGTTCATTGGTAGTTTGTTTGCACTATTCACTCCTACTCTAGCAAGTAGTCCCAGTGACGGTACTCCCTATTTCAGTCTCACGACGGTTTTGATTTTTGTCCTATTCATCATTATCTGTCTGGGTCTGCTTGGAGTCTACCGCACTGAAGAAGCAGTTCCTGTACAAGAGGAGGCACGACCACAAGAAATTGTTGGACCGTTCCTTAATCTCAACTACGGTATTGTTCCTGTCAGAGCATTTCACTCGTTAGCTAACTACCTACGATGTGAACTTGTCAAGAACTTTGGATGTATTGCTGACATTGATATTGTTCTAAAAGAAAATTCAATCTCCAACGTCAAGTTCTATGGCAACAATCGTGACATTGGCGCTGTATTGAAAGATTCATGTGTACAATACTTGCTCGATCTCAGAAAAACTATGCCCAATTGGCGACCATTCTATCTCGAGCTCAAACGTGCGCTCGAAAATGATGAGCCAACAATTGCGCCTCCGCCTGCTATGGAAGACCTTCCAGCTATACTCTTCGAGAATGGTTTCTGGCATTTGGTCTTCGAGGCGTTTGAATCTGAGCATGAGCGTAAAAATGACGTTCGGCCGCAACCACGTTCCGGTCTTACTTCTCGCACACGTACTATTGGATCAACTCTTTCAATCTGCCTATTGTTCTTGCCAACAGTCGATGCGTTAGAGGTCAATGTTTTCACACCTCTCTACGTGCTCGAATTTGTCAAAGATGATGGTTATTATGGTCTATTGTTATTGTCTCTACTTACCATCGGAATGTTTGTACTCTACAGAATCTGTGACATCGAGCTGAACCATACTTCTTGCCTCATCGGCGGAGTTATTGTTGCAGCAATCGCAGGTTACTTTACGTTGTTCGTCTTCATCTACTTGTTAGTGTTATCGAATGACATGCCAACATTGAGGAACTTCATCATCATCTCCAGCTTTCTCGGGGTTTTGGTGAATATCTTCTTTTTTGGTCCTGAGAGTTTACCTTTGTTCGACAATCTCAAAGAATCTGGCCTGACTGATTACTTCCCCGGTATCTTCAACTGGTCAGAGTACATGAGTCAACAAACTCTGTCTGGCTCTATACAAATAATATCGACTACAATCTTCGTGGCTCTTTATTATCTATTGTATTTCTTTGCGTTCGACAAACTTCAAGCATTCTGGTACAAGCTTGCGGGCATGAATATGGTACATCGTACTTTACGCATGCCGCTCATGTGGAACAATTTGATCGACAATTTTGTCTTCCTTGTCTGCGTTGCTGCTTGGAACTTTCAGATTTTTGGCATCGTCCTTAATGTCGTCATGGTTAACACTGTGTTCGGCACTCGTATGCCCAATTATCAAGTCTACCAAATGGTCGTGATTCTTGATGTACTCATGAATACGAGTAAGTCTACAGTCATGATTGCTCTCACGTCCTGCTATGTCAGATTCTTCGGTATCCCAACCGGTAATATGACAGTCGGACTCATCACTATCGTGGCCATGTGTCAACCAGTGATGGCGAGCAACTTCTCAGACATCTTTGTCAACACCATGTCACGTTCGGTTGCTATCGTGTTGCTAGTTGTATTTGTCTTCATCTGGCTTATGCAACGTGTCAATCTTTCTGGTGTATTCACTCTGCTCAAAAAGTTCAGTGAATCGTCACGTGCAAGTCACAACATCTGTGACCAACTCGTGAATATCCAGACGAACAACCGATCACCTCGTGAAGAAAGTGTCATCAAATATTATCGATCAAGTCCCACACAACTTACGGTTCGTATGACTACAAGTTCTTCGATCAATTCATGCAACTACTACGACGTGCTCAAGATAGCTTGTTGTGTTTTGCATCTGCGTTACTACAATTACGGCTCTGTCATCCGACTTTGTGGTAACTTTCGAACATCTATCAGTAGTTTTGTTCTCAATGGCCGATTCTTTGTTCTCACTGAAGCTTCTCCTGAGGAGGCTGAAACTGACTATCTTCTTGCTGTGTATCGTAATGGTATCCTCTATACCGTTACTAACACATGCATTCGGCGCTATGTCAATCTCAATACACTCAGAGCTACTATTGGCTTTCCATCTGTGAACTGTAACAATTTCTTTTTGTTTATAGCTTTCAGATGTCTATCTTTGTTCTTTCATATCGAAGACATTAACTTCGTCTATGAAAGAGTTGAAGATGCTGAACGTATTGTGATTGAAGCTGCCACTCCTAGTCAACAAACTCCTTCTCTCGTCGAAGTCGTTGAGCTCGAGGAATCTACGAATGATTCATGGGTCGCTGAAACTACGAGTCTCCCTACTGCCACAATATCGTGGGCACAAGAGTCTCAGTTGAGTGACCAAGTCGTCTACAAAGCTCCATTCGGTTTCTTCGAAGATGCATTCAATCTTTGTCTGTTTCTCGAAGGTACTAAGGATATTGAGCTTGATTGTGTCATCACAAAATATCGTGATCATGACACTTACAAGTACTCTGAGCTGCGAGATGACATTTCCATTCCAATGAAGGGC